TGACGTTGCAAGAGGTGTAGAAAAAGATTACTCAGCGTTTGTAATATTTGACGCAACACAAATGCCTTATAAAATTGTAGCAACGTATAGAAGTAACGATATTAAACCTATTTTGTTTCCTCACATTATCAAAAAAGTTTGTGACGCATACAATAAGGCAAATGTATTAATTGAGGTCAATGACCTTGGTCAACAGATTGCAGAAGCAATGCAATTTGAATTAGAATATGATAATTTATTAATGACTACACAAAGAGGTCGTGCTGGTCAAATATTAGGTGCAATGTTTAGTGGTAGAGGTTCATCACTAGGTGTAAGAATGACTAAACAAATTAAGAAGATTGGTTGTTCTAATATCAAAACATTGATTGAATCGGATAAACTTTTAGTAAATGACTTCAACATTATTGGCGAGATGAGTACCTTTGTAAGACGAGGTTCATCATGGCAGGCAGAAGATGGTTGTAATGATGATTTATTCATGTGTTGTGTGATATTCGGTTGGTTGAGTAACCAACCATTTTTTAAAGAATTGACGAATACTAACGCAAGACAAATGTTATATGAAGAACAACAAAAACTGATAGAGCAAGATATGGCACCCTTTGGATTTATTGATGATGGAACACCAGATGAACTGAAAAGTGAAGTAGATGAATATGGTACGGTGTGGCATCCAGTGGTTACACACAAAGGATTGTAAGGCTCCTAGGTCTTATAAATATCAGTAAGGATTGAATTTTGACTATGGACGTATGAATAATACGGAAGTTGAATATTTTAAAATAAATTAGCTAATTAAAAAGGAGACAACCTAATGGCATTTCAAGTATCACCAGGTGTTCTCGTACAGGAAAAAGACTTAACTAGAATTATTCCTGCTGTTTCAACTTCTATCGGTGCAATTGCTATCAAAGCAACTAAAGGACCTTTAGACGAAGTGGTAAGTATTTCTAGTGAGCAAGAATTAGTAACGCAGTTTGGTAAACCCGACACTTCAAACTTTGAAGATTGGTTTACAGCCTCAAACTATTTACAATATTCTAATGCTCTAAGAGTAGTCCGTGTTCAGAACTCAGGAGTAAGCAACGCAACCGAAAGCGGTTCAGCCGTTGTTATCAAGAATACAACAGACTATCAAAATAACTATGCAGACGGTTCAGGTTCAGTAGGACTATGGGCAGCTCGTTCAGCAGGAGTATGGGGAAATTCAGTAACAGTTTCATCATGTCCTTCAGCGACAGCATACGAAGAAACAAATAAAACTACCGTTAATGACTCAAGTACGGCTATTGGAGACACAGTTGTTACTGTAACTTCAGCAGTTGGTATCAGTGTCGGCGACATAGTAAACTTTGCAGACAATTACGAATACAGAGTAGTATCTATCTCAACTAATGATTTAAATATTGTTAGAAAAGACGAGCCAGCATACTTCGGTACGGCTGACTCTTCAGGTCTACATGCAGTTATCACAGACGGTGCAGCTGTAAGACGAAGATGGCAACATTACGACCTATTCAATAAAGCACCAGGAACATCACCATTTGTTTCAGCACTAGGTGGTTCAAATGACGAACTACACATTGCTGTTATTGATAATGATGGCGGAATAAGTGGAACTAAAGGTACTATCTTAGAAACATACGGAGCAGTTTCAAAAGCTTCTAATGGTAAGACAGCACAAGGTTCAACTAATTACTATCCTGATGTTCTTTACGCACAATCAAACTATATCTTCTGGATGGACCACAACGCAGCTGGTACTACCTGGGGTCAAGCGGCCGCTAACACTGTATTTACAGACGTAACATCTGTATCAGAAGTTAGTTTACAATCTGGTTCAGATGGTACTGCTTCAACTACAGGTCAAAAGATGACTGCTTACCAAAAGTTTGCAGACGCTGAGACAGTAGATGTAGGTTTAATTATGGCCGGTTCCGGTGACGCAACACATATCGGTAACTTAATCACAATCGCAGAAAACAGAAAAGACGCAATCGTATTTGCTTCTCCTGAAAGAAGTGATGTTGTTAATGTTGCTGACGCAAACGCACAGAAGACTAATGTGGTAGCATTCTTTAATACTATCCAATCATCTTCTTATGTATTGTTTGACAGTGGTTACAAATACATGTACGACAGATATGCTGACGTATATAGATATGTACCATTAAACGGTGACATGGCTGGTCTATCAGCAAGAACAGACTTAATCGCAGACGCTTGGTATTCACCAGCGGGCTTTAACAGAGGTATTGTTAGAGGCGCAGTTAAGTTAGCATTTAATCCAACTAAAGCACAAAGAGACGAACTATACAGAGCAAGAATTAATCCTGTTGCAACCTTCCCAGGCCAAGGTACGGTTCTTTTCGGTGACAAAACTGGATTATCAGCACCTTCAGCATTTGACAGAATAAATGTTAGAAGATTGTTCATTGTGTTAGAAAAAGCAATTGCTACTGCTTCTAAATTCCAACTATTTGAATTCAATGATGAATTTACTAGAGCGAACTTTAGAAATATCGTAGAGCCTTTCCTTAGAGAAGTCCAAGGTAGAAGAGGTATTACAGACTTTTTAGTAGTCTGTGATGAAACTAACAACACAGGTGAAGTAATTGATAGAAATGAGTTTATAGCGGAGATTTTCATTAAACCTGCTAGAAGCATTAACTTCATTACTTTACAATTTATAGCAACACGTACTGGCGTTTCGTTTGACGAAGTGGCTGGTGGGTAAGTTTAGAAAAGGAGAAATAAAAAATGGCTAACATAAATGACTTCAAAGCTAAACTTGCAGGCGGTGGCGCAAGAGCCAATCAGTTTAAGGTTACAATGCCTTTTCCTGGTTACGCACAAGTTGGCGGAGAAATAGAAGACCTAGCATTCTTATGTAAGGCAACATCATTACCAGGTATGAGTGTACCTAGTTTTAATGTACCTTTCAGAGGAAGAAGCATTAAGATTGCTGGAGATAGAACAATAGAAGACTGGTCTATTACTGTTATCAATGATACAGATTTCAAACTAAGAAATGCGTTTGAAAGATGGTCAAATGGTATCAATAACATGACAGATAACGAAGGCTTAACTAATCCAGCGGATTATCAAGTTGACGCATTTGTTGACCAGTTAGATAGAAACGGTGCAACGATTAAAAGTTATACACTTAGAGGTGTATTCCCAACAATAATTGCTCCGATTGAATTGAGTTATGACGAAGCTACAGCGATTGAAGAATTTGCTGTGACTATGGCATACCAATACTTTGAATCAAATACGACTACCTAGTAGTAGTATAAATAGATAATGAACAGTAAAGGAATATAGTATGGCAGATTTATTTGGATTTTCTATAACAAGAACTGCTCCCAAGCAGGATCCAAAACAAAGCTTTACAACACCACAAGCGGATGACGGTACATCAACTGTCGCCGCTGGTGGTTATTTTGGTCAGTACCTTGACATGGAAGGCACTGCTAAAAATGAGCAGGATTTAATCAGACGTTATAGAGAAATAGCATTACACCCAGAGTGTGACATGGCAGTAGAGGACATTATCAACGAAGCTATCGTTGCGAATGAACTTAAAGACGCTGTACAGTTAAACTTGGAAGATTTACCTTTTGGTAAAGAAGTTAGACGTAAAATTGAAGAAGAGTTTAAAGAAGTCTTACGTCTTATGAACTTCAATACTAAAGGTCACGACATCTTTAGAAGATGGTACGTAGATGGTCGTATCTTCTATCATAAAGTAATTGATAGAGAGAGTACACACAAAGGTATCACTGAGTTAAGATACATTGACCCTCGTAAAATCAAAAAAATAAGAGAAATTAGGAAGATGAGACCTGACGGTCCTACTCCATATGGTCTATCAGTTGTTGACCAAATGCAAGAGTATTTTATCTTCAACGAAAAAGGTATTACAAATACTACATCTGGTGGAATTAAGATTGCTACAGACGCAATTGCTTTTGTACCATCTGGATTAGTAGACCAAAATAAAAATATGGTCTTGTCTTATTTACATAAGGCAATTAAACCTGTCAATCAATTAAGAATGATTGAAGACGCTGCTGTGATTTACAGAATCGCAAGAGCACCTGAAAGACGTATCTTTAAGATTGACGTAGGTAATTTACCTAAACAAAAAGCAGAACAATACCTAAGAGATGTTATGGCCAAGTATAGAAATAAACTTGTCTATGACGCACAAACAGGTGAAATCAGAGACGACAGAAACTACATGTCTATGTTGGAAGATTTCTGGTTACCAAGTAGAGAAGGTGGTCGTGGTACAGATATTACTACATTACCTGGTGGTCAAAACTTAGGTGAGATTGCAGACATTGAATACTTTAGAAGTAAACTTTATAGAAGTTTGAATGTTCCTGCTAGTAGATTAGAAGCGAACCAAGGTTTTAACATGGGTCGTTCTACTGAGATTACTAGAGATGAACTTAAATTTACAAAGTTTGTTCAAAGGTTAAGAAAGAAATTTACTGAACTCTTTAATGATATTCTACATACACAGTTAGTATTAAAAACTGTTATTGCGGAAGAAGATTGGGCTTTAGTAAAAGACCACTTACAATATGATTTCTTACAAGACGGCCATTTCGCAGAACTTAAAAATGCGGAGATGTTAATGGAACGATTGAGATTGGCTAATGAGATGAGAGATTACGTAGGTAAATATTACTCAGTTGAGTATATTAGAAAGAATGTCCTTAAACAAAACGCAAGAGAAATTGAGGATATTGATAAACAAATTAAACAAGAAGTTGATGATGGAATTATAATGGCTCCATCACAAGATAATGGAGAACTATAATGACAGAAAAAGTAGCAAGTTTTATTGACAGTTTAGGTAAGGGAGCAAATGCAGAAGCTGGTGAAGCTTTTAAAGACGCATTAAGAGACAAAGTTGCCTCTGCTTTAGACCAACAAAGAATAGACGTAGCAAAGAATATATTTTCTAGTACGCCAGGACAAGACCAAGCACAAGCGTTTAGTGACCCTAAACCGGCCGTTTTAAGTCCTGCTGAAAGAACGGATACTATACACGATACGCAAGGTAATGAAATTGAGTTTACTGATAACGGTAATTCTCAACCAGAACCTACAGCAGACGCACCTGAAGTTGCTACGGCACCTGAGGTTTCTGCTGAACCAGCAGCCGAGGTTGGTGGCAATGAAAATATCTAATCTCTTTGAGAATAAGAAATTAGTAGATAGTAAAACTTTTATGAGTTTACCACCTCTACATAAAGAGGCGGTGACCGACTTTTTTAAAGTTGTTGAGAAAGAAGACGGTAAGAATATAGTTATGAACGTGGAAGAAGCGATTGATAAAGTTGCAGACTTCCACGATATTAACACTTCTGTTATCTATGATTACATAGAAGCAGAAACAGAAGAACAACTAGGGAGTTAAATATGGCATATGTAGTAGTACCAGGTTCAAACGATACTTTAGAATACGATAATGGAGCTTCAGCTTCTTTATATTCTGATTCGGCTGCCGGCGCTAATTCTGTTATTGCTAGTGGTATTAGAACTTATACTAAACCAGGAACTAGCGATACTGTAAAAACATATGTTAGAACTAGAATTAAAGGTGAAATTAATTTATTTACTAACTCTGAAAATTTTAATACCGACTATGATTTAATCAATTGCACAATCATTTCAGATTCTACTACGGATCCAAATGGTACTAATACAGCTGACACCATGGTTGAAAATGCCGGCGGTGGAAAAAAAGAATTTTTTCAAAATAAAAATATTGTAAGTGGAAAACAATATACTATGTCTGTTTTTGCAAAAACAAATGGAAGATTTATGCAATTTCAAGCGGCTGGAAGTATAGCGGGTGTAACTAATTTTGCAAATTTTAATCTTACAACAGGTGAGTTAGGAACTGTTGGAGCTGGTGCCGATAACGCAACGATAACAGATTTTGGAAATGGTTGGTATAGGTGTTCTATAACATTTACATCAGCAACCACCTCTAACACAGGAGTTTCCGTACTTTTAATTGAAAATGATACAAACGGAAGAGGTCATGCCTACACTGGAAATGGAACTTCAGGTATTTTTGTATGGGGAACAATGTTTAGCGATGGAGCAATATTAAGAAGATATGTTAAAACTGCCGGTTCAGCTTCGTCAACAATAGAAACAGGTGAGATTAGTAAAACTTACTATGACGAACAATAATGACACTGTTAGTTGAACAAAAATTAGACGATAGTTTTAAGACTATTGTAGGTGTAAAAGGTTTTAAGAATGAAGTATCTCAAAAAGTTGTAGATACTCCTAAGTTATTAAATGCAACTAGTGAGAGTACAATCTCAGTTGCAAATTTATATTATGATATTATTGGAACTGGTGAAGTTAAAGTTTATATTGATGACGAGAATGTTATAAGTTTAAGTGGTGTAGGAAATTATGGTCTTAAACCAACTGAACTAGATTTAAAAAAGAACACAGCAGGCGGTAACAATGATGTATTCATTACAAGTGATGTAAACGTAGATACATTTTCTGTCGCCTTAGAGTGTCATAAAGAAACAGGATTTACAAATGGCTGATATAGTAACAAAACAAACAATAGCAGATACGTCTGGCGTTAAGTACGTAGTTAAACTAACTAATGTTTCAGATGGTACAGGTGAAAACTTAGTAAATAAGGTTGACGCTTCAGAGTTAACTTTTATGAGTGAAGATGGTAATAGAAAAATTGCTAGAATATACTGGTCTATTAACACTACAGATACAAAGAGTGCTGTAGAGTTGTATTGGGCAGGTGCAACAAACACGTTAGCAACAATATTGAGTGGCCAAGGCGAGTGGGACCTTAGATTAAATGGTAATGGAATACCAAATAACGCAACTACACCAACAGGAGACGTACTGTTATCAACTAAAAATTTCTCTAAAGACGATAATTACACGATTATTGTAGAGTTTAGATAATAGTTTGTATAAATAGTACAGAGAGAGAACATATGAAACTAATTTCAGAAGAAGTACAAGACGCAGAATACATTATCGAAGAGACAGGTAATGGCGCAAAGAAATATTTAATTCGTGGTGTCTTTTTACAATCCGATATCAAAAATAGAAATGGAAGAATTTACGAGAATGAAATTCTAGCGAAGGAAGTAAATAGATATAACAAAGAATTTATCAATAAGAAAAGAGCATTTGGCGAATTAGGACATCCTGATGGACCAACTGTGAATTTGGAGAGAGTATCGCATATGATTACGAAACTTACTCCTGATGGTAAAAATTTTATTGGTGAAGCTAAGATAATGTCAACGCCGTATGGTAAGATTGTTAAAGGTCTTATTGACGAGGGTGCTCAATTGGGTGTCTCTAGTCGTGGTATGGGCAGCTTAGTGACTAAAGGTGGTGCTAATTACGTAGGAAATGATTTCTACTTAGCTACTGCTGCCGACATTGTTGCAGACCCAAGCGCTCCGGACGCCTTCGTTGAAGGTATTATGGAACAACGTGAATGGATTTGGAATGGTGCAGTTATAATTGAAAAGGATATTAATGAGTGGAAAGCTTCTATTCAAAGGGCAAAATCACATGCGTTGGCAGAAGCCAAAGCAGATGTTTTCAAGTCCTTTCTTAAAAAGCTTTAAACTTATAAATAACCTTATACTAATAAGAAAATAAACGTTTATTTTAAAAAGAGGAGATTTCTTAATGGCCGATACAGATAAAAATTTAGAGGCGTTAGAAGCAGTTGCTGTGAGTGAGAACTCTATGGCAGACGCTCCGAAAAAGAATGCTGTTGCAGCCGAACCGAATCACTTGTCTAACGAGGCAGAAGATTTAGGCGCAGCTGTTGTTAAACCAACAGACAGCAATCCAGACGCAACTAAGAAAGTAAAGGAAGTTTCTGGTCAGGCACCTCAAAAGTCAGAGGGTAGCCCAGACGCCATGCCAAAGTTAGATGATAAACATCCTTCTAAAGCTATGGAGTCGACAGAAACAGAAAACTCAGAAGATAAAGAAATTTCAGAAGGTGATATGCCAGATGGACTTAAAAAATACCTTGACAAGAAAGACGGTAAAAAGTCAGACGACAAGGAAGAGTCTAAGAAGGAAGAAAAAGAGATTGACGTAAAAGAACACGTTGACGCTCTAATCGCTGGAGAAACAGACTTATCAGAAGAGTTTAAAGATAAGGCAGCTACGATATTTGAAACAGCAATAAAATCTAAAGTTAAAGAGATTGCTGAACATATTGAAGCTGACTATAATAACAAATTTGACAAAGAAATGTCAGAAGCAAAAGACCAATTGGTAGAAAAAGTAGACTCATACCTAACATACGTTGTAGAACAATGGATGAAAGAAAATGAGATTGCTCTTGAAAGAGGTATCAAAGGGGAAATCGCTGAAGACTTTATTGGTGGACTTAAAAAGTTATTTGAAGACCACTACATTGATGTTCCAGATGAAAAGTACAATGTCTTAGAAGCACAAGCTACTAAGGTTGAAGACTTACAAAAGGCACTAGATGAGCAAATTGCCAAGAACGTAGAACTAAACACAGGCGCTAAAGAATTGATGAGAAAAGAAATCGTTTCTGAAGCTTCTGCTGACTTAGCAGATACTAGTAAAGAAAAATTTGTAAAACTTGTTGAAGAGATTGAGTATTCATCAAACGAAGACTTTAAGAAAAAGGTTGAGACTGTTAAAACGTCTTACTTTGGAAAAAGTGTAGTTAGTGAAGATTTAGATGATGTGGCGGCTACAGATGGGAATTCATTAAATGAAGACCTTTCTTCTAGCATGGCTGCTTACACCGCCGCTATAAGCAAAACAAAAGATATGAAAATATCTATTAAGTAACATATAGGGAGAAAACAAACATGTACTTATCCGAAACACATGAAAAGAAATGGCAGCCAGTCTTAGAACACCCTGATTTACCAAAAATCAGTGACAACTACAGACGTGCCGTAACATCTGTTATCTTGGAAAACCAAGAACGAGCTTCAAAAGAAGACAACGCTTTTCTTAATGAAGCAGCTCCAACTAACTCAACAGGTTCATCTGTTGCAAATTGGGATCCAATCCTAATTTCACTAGTTAGAAGAGCAATGCCTAACCTTATCGCATACGATATCGCTGGCGTACAACCAATGACTGGTCCTACTGGACTGATTTTTGCTATGAGAAGCAGATACACTTCACAAACTGGCAACGAAGCTATGTTTGACGAAGCTGATACTGACTACTCAGGTAGAAATGCTGCTGGTTCAGCTGTAGATGGTTATTCTACAACTGCACAAGGTGGAACAAATCCTGGTGTATTAAATGACTCACCATCTGCTGGTGCCTTCACAAAAGGTACTGCTATGACTACAGCTGCGGCTGAAGCTCTAGGTGATGATTCAGGTAATGCGTTTGCTGAAATGGCATTTTCAATCGAGAAATCGACTGTTACTGCTAAATCAAGAGCGCTAAAAGCTGAATACACAATGGAACTTGCTCAAGACCTTAAAGCAATCCACGGTTTAGACGCTGAGACAGAACTTGCAAATATCTTATCTGCTGAAATCCTTGCGGAAATCAACAGAGAAGTTGTAAGAACTATCTATATCAATGCTGAAAAAGGTGCAGCTACAAACACAACTACTGCTGGTATCTTCGATTTAGATACTGACTCAAACGGTAGATGGTCAGTTGAAAGATTCAAAGGTCTTATGTTCCAATTGGAAAGAGACGCAAACAGAATCGCTCAAAGAACAAGAAGAGGAAAAGGTAACATGATTATCTGTTCTTCTGATGTTGCTTCAGCACTTCAAATGGCTGGTGTTTTAGATTACACACCTGCATTAAATAACAACCTAAACGTTGATGACACTGGTAATACATTTGCCGGCGTTCTTAACGGTAGATTCAAAGTGTACATTGACCCGTACAGTGCGAACTCATCAGCTTCACAATATTATGTTGTGGGTTATAAAGGTACTTCACCTTATGACGCTGGTATGTTCTACTGTCCATATGTGCCTCTACAAATGGTTAGAGCAGTTGGTCAGGACACGTTCCAACCGAAAATTGGTTTCAAAACTAGATATGGTCTAGTAGCGAACCCATTTGCTGAAACAGGCGCTCAGTCTGGTGCAGCTACTCCGGTTAATGACGCTGGTTCTGCTAACGCTAACAGATATTACCAAAGAGTTAAAATCGCTAACTTGATGTAATACCTGTCACAGTACAGAAATAAATTAGGGCGGCCTTTGTGTCGCCCTTTTTTTTGTTTAAACTAAAAAGGGAGGACTTATTATGAATCCTAATAGCCATTGGTTTACAGCATTCTTAATACTAGCACTATGTTTCATATCAATTTTTATGAAACCAGAATACAAAAATACACATACTTTGGAACCAGCGAACTCCAAGGTGGATAAATAATAGTATGACAACTACAAACGCATTATCAAGACAACCAACTAAGTTAGACTACAGTAGTCCTACTCAGTTTAGATTTCAGATATACAAAATACCTAAGACAGAGTATTTTTGTACAGCAGTTAATTTGCCTGGCGTTTCACTTGGTGTAATAAAACAACAAACACCATTAGCTGATATACCACAACCAGGAGAGAAGTTAACTTATGGCACTTTACGTATGTCATTCATGGTAGATGAAAACTTAGAGAACTATAGAGAGATACATGGTTGGTTAACAGGCATTGCTTTTCCAGAAGACCATAAAGAGTTTGCAAACTTAGTAAAGAGTGGAAACGACCGCTTTCCTACGTCTTCCGGCACCTCTCCTAAGACAGATGGTGGTAAAGTCAAGTACGGTGCAACACCTACAGGCGCCATTATGTCTGACGCAACTTTAAATATACTATCAAGTAAGAATAATGGTAACGTAGAGGTCAGATTTTCGGATGTATTCCCTACAACATTGAGTGGACTAGAGTTTAATCAACAAGCGGAAGATGTTCAATACTTATCTGCCACTGTAGATTTTGAATACAAACGATATGAATTTGCCTCTAAAGGCGAAAGTAAAACAAGCGTTACTACCTCTTAGAAGCTTTACTTTTAAAAGGTTTTATGTTATAATGCTTATTAAATTATGGAGATATTATGGATTTAGAAAAATTACAAGAACTTGCTGATACCAAGTTAAAAATCAACAACACAGAACTTGACCTAGAGTCAATCAAAACGCCTCAGTTACATAACGAGTTTATGAAACACTTAACAAAGTATAAACTTATGTTGAGTAGAGCTGAAAGCGAACTATGGAATGTTAAGAAAGTTTTATGGGAATATTATACAGGTAAGGCTGACGCCTCAGTGTATCAACAAAGACCATTCTCTATAAAATTACTTAGAACAGACGTAGACCAATACATCTATTCAGATGAAGCTTATATTAAAGCAAAACAAAAGGTAGATTATCTTTCAACTACTGTTGACTTCTTAGATAGAACAATCAGACAAATATCAAATAGAACCTTTACCATTAAAAACGCAGTTGAATGGCAAAGATTTACTTCCGGCGCAATCTAATATGGACCAAATAGAGTTTATAAGGCATTGGAACAGTGCCGTTCCAGAAACTACATGTCAAAAAGTAATAGACCATTACTATGCAAATGCTGAGTGGCATAAATCATCATTTAGTACAGCAGAGGGAATATCTCCAGAGACTTCTGATAAAGTATTGATGAATGAATATTGGATTAAAAATGGTGACCCTTATTATGAGTTATTAAAGTATGGTTTTAAAAAGATGGTAGACCAATATGTTAAAGAACAGAAACGTATTATACCAGAACAGTTTACAGAATTCAGATTGAATCATTATCCTAAAGGTGGGTTTATGAAAAATCATATTGATAATATTCATCACTCACACGGACAGAAATTTGGGTTTCCACATCTAACAGCATTGTTGTTTTTAAATGATGACTATGAGGGCGGAGAAATAAGTTTATGTGATGGTGCTTATGTAGCACCAAAAAAACAAGGTAGTGGAATAGTATTTCCTTCTAACTTTATGTTCCCACATGAGGTCAAAGAAGTGACCAAAGGACATAGATACTCTTTAATGACTTGGATACTTTAATGGCAGTAACAAAATATATAATAATTGATAAGGTAGATGACGTACATCTAAAGATTGAGGCAGAAGATTCAATCAGAAGAGACCTTGGAGAATTCTTTACCTTTGAGGTGCCTGGTTTTAAATTTATGCCACAATACCGAAGTAGAGTATGGGACGGAAAGATTAGATTGTTTTCTTATCAAACAGGTAAGATATATGCAGGTCTTTATCCTTATATTAAAAAATGGTGCGAGGACAATGATGTACATGTTGTAGATGGTGCAAATATTGTTGATACTAAGGTAGATGAAGCAAAGGTTGATAAGTTTATTGAAGCTTTGAAAATACCATTTAAGGTAAGAGATTATCAAAAAGAAGCCTTTATCTATGCAACACGTAAGAATAGAACATTGTTACTATCTCCTACCGCCTCTGGTAAGTCACTTATAGTATATCTAATGGTAAGATTTAATCTATTAAGATTGAAGGCTGAAAAAAAGAAAATTTTAATTATTGTACCTACAACATCTCTAGTAGAACAGTTGTTTAAAGACTTTAAGGATTATGGTTGGTCGCCTGAGAAAAGTGTACATAGAATTTATCAAGGCCATTCAAAAGACACAACTAAACCTGTAGTTATCTCTACATGGCAATCAATTTATAATCAACCTAAAAATTACTTTAAACAGTTTGGTATGATTATCGGCGATGAAGCACACCTATTCAAAGCAGTTTCGTTAACAAAAATTATGAGTGCCTTAAAGAAATGTCCTTATAGAGTAGGTCTTACTGGTACTTTAGATGGTTCGACTACACATAAGTTAGTGTTAGAAGGACTATTTGGTTCTGTTAATAAAGTTGTATCTACTACTGAGTTAATGAACAAAGGTAAGTTGTCTCAATTAAAAATTTATTGTTTAGTTTTAAAACACCCACCAGAAGTTGGTAAATGGATGGTAGATAAAAATTACCAAGAAGAAATGGATTATCTGGTTGCCAATGAGAAAAGAAACGTTTATATTAGGAACCTATGTAAAGGTTTACAAGGCAACTCTTTATGTTTGTTTCAATATGTAGAAAAACATGGTAAAAAATTATATGAAGATATAAAAGAAAAATTACCAGAGAAACAAGTATACTATGTACATGGTGGTGTCGATACGGAAGAAAGAGAAAGAATAAGAACGTTGGTTGAGAAAACAGATAATGCAATTATCATTGCCTCTTACGGCACTTTCTCTACAGGTATTAATATTAGAAACTTACACAACATTGTGTTTGCAAGTCCATCAAAAAGTAGAATAAGAAATTTACAATCAATTGGACGTGGTCTCCGATTAAAAGATAATAATAGTCATGCAACTCTATATGATATAGCAGATGATATGACACATAACGAGAAAGAGAACTATACCTTGGCACACTTTAGGGAGAGGATAAATATATACAACAGCGAAGACTTTGATTATGAAATTCACAACGTAGGATTAGGCAATGACAGTAATTAGTACAGAAGTAAAAATAGTCAAACTGGTAAACGGCGATGATATTGTTTGCCACATACCTAGTAAGAACCAGCTGCCTGAATCAAATGCTTTGATTCGGTTAATTAAACCATTACAAGTTAAATATGTACCACAGGTTACACCTACTGGTATTAGAGATTACATTGCTTTGATTAGATGGACTAATTACACAGAAGATTATATTGTAACTATTCCTAAAGATAAGATAATGACGATTACTAACGCAAGTATTCCAATGACTGAAAGTTGGCAACATATTTCTAAAGAGTATGATAAATCGCCACTCGCTCCGAATGTCGGAAGCAATCCGCCGACTAGACAAATGACAAGAGAACAAAATGATGAACTAAATGAAATCTTTGATGATTTCTACGAAGATAACGAAGAGACTATACATTAGGATGTCCATTAGACTCAGCTATCTGAAAACGCTACACCGCTCATTATACAGATTTTTCCAGGAGAGTCAATGCTCCTTTTAAATAAAAATAATAGTTAAACCAGCATTGACATTTGACCAATTATAGAGTATATTAAGGATATTATGATAAGTAAAAAGAAACCAGAACATTACGTCAACAATAAAGAATTTCTTATTGCTATGACGGAGTATAAAAGACTAGTTAACCTATCGAAAGAATCAGGTGAAGCTAAACCACCAGTAACTAATTACATTGGCGAATGTTTTTTAAAGATAGCGAATCACCTATCTTACAGACCTAACTTTATCAACTATACTTTTAGAGATGATATGATTAGTGATGGTATAGAGAACTGCCTACAATATTTAGATAACTTCAATCCAGAAAAATCAAACAATCCGTTTGCTTACTTTACACAAATCATTTACTATGCATTTGTAAGACGTATTCAAAAAGAAAAGAAACAGGTTACGATTAAACAAAAGATGATTGCTGAGTCTAATTATGATGATATGACATTACAGCCAGGTGAAGACAGAGAATTTAAGAATATGTTTAGTGAGTTTTTGAAACAAAATTTACCTAAAGAAAATTCAGAAGAAGAGGCACAAACAAAAGCAACTAACGAAAGACTTAAAGGTTTAAGAAAAGCACAAAAGTTAAAGAACGAAGAAGCTAGAACAAAAGCAAAATCTAAAAAGAAGAGTTAATAATGACAGCTAAGATTGAAGTAATAGATAACTTCTTAGATGAAGAAACATTTAAGCAGATGGAAAACGTTATGGTGCAAACTAAGTTTGATTGGCACTATACAGAAGACATTACTACTCACTTAGGCGAAAGTAATCCTTACCATTATTTCTGCCACCAATTCTATTTACATAAGACCTTTGAGAGGTCAGTGTTTTTTGATATATGTATACCTCTATTAAGAAAGTTTGAACCTACGGCCATTCTTAGAGTTAAAGGTAACATGTATGTCAATCAAGGTATAGGTGTAGTAGAACATTCTGAACATAAAGATTATGATTTCTCCCACATGGGAGCATTGTTTAGTATTAATACCTGTGATGGTTATACAAAGATAGGTGACGAGAAGATACCAAGTGTGGCCAATAGATGTATTTTATTTGACCCTAGCGTACCACATACCAGCTCATCTACAAGTGATAGTAAATATAGAATGAATATAAATTTTAATATGATTAAACTTACTGATTGGGAATAAATTATGCGAATCGCTCTG